TTCCACTTAATTGGTAAATCGGGGAAACAAGTGGAGAGTACTTTAGGCAAAGTTTCTAACCAAACAGATGTCTTAATATGATTGAAGTGTTGTCTTAGAATGATGTGACGAGATTTAGCTTTGCACGCTCTAATTATAATAGATCTAACTAATAAAAAGGTCTTACCACTTCTAGACCCACCGAAGAGAAGACAATGTTTAGCTTCAGAGGCAAGAATTGAAATGGCTAATTCTTGTCTCTTGGTAAGCTTAAAGCTCAATTTCTTCTTTATTAATTAGAATTTTAAGCCCTGCAACGGTATGCTCTGATTCTAATTTATCCTTTTGACCAAGTTCATTTTTACCTAGCCAAATTAACATTGAAACGTTTCCTGCCATTGCAACGTCATATTGTTTCTTTAATAAATTAATTCTAAGCGATTCTTTCTTTTTATGTTTATACTCTGGAAAACTCAACCCAGTGCGCTCTTTTATTTTGGTTGCAAGTGTCTCAATTCCAACCCCAAGCTTCTCTGCGCAATAAACCTCTGAAGCCCATACTATAAGTGCGTCTAACTGATCCCATCCATCAAAGACAATGTTCTCTAAATCCTTTTTAGGTCGGGCCATTATTGAAATCCTTGTATTTTTCTATATTTTGAAATCCGCCACCCATCATCTCAATTCTGGAATCTGCCGCCATTGCAGATATTTTATTATCGCTATATTCAATGCTGTTTTTTTCTTTATTAAAGAGACTGCAGGAGTAAACAAAGGATTGTCCTATTTTAGAATCTGTTCCACATGATTTTTCTACCTTGCTGCATTTGGTATTTAAGTTGAAACATTCATGACATATCGACTTTTTACTGGTTTTAAAATACTTATCCATTCATTCTTTCCGTTTTTAGCTCTTCTTGAGTCTGCTTAGTTAGCTCTAGTTTTGCTGTTTTTCCGGTGAAGTTTTGCCATCTATTAATAACAACATCGCAATATTTTTCATCTAGCTCCATTCCAAAGCATCTCCTTTCTTCGTTTTCTGATGCAATCAAAGTGGTTCCAGATCCACAAAAAGGTTCAAATACTATTCCTGTCGTTTTTTTGACTATAGATATACCTTTTCTAGGCAAGTCGACCGGAAAACATGCCTTGTGGTTTTCTTGCTGTGAGTTTTGATTAGAAACAACCCAATGATTAGAAACTACCTCTTTTAACCCAAGGCTTTTTCCATTTGTTGAAAATAAATAAATTGGCTCCCAGTCTCTCATTAATGAGCCCTTAAAGGGGATCGTACTCGTCTTCTTCCAGCATATTTGTTCAATTAAAAACTCAATCCTGTCTTCGATTTGCTTAATATATTCAAATCGCGAGTTTGCGTTATAACTGACATTCCAAAAAATAAAACCCTCGGTTACGGAAAAACAATTTTCTAATACGGTTTTTGTAAAATCTAAATATTGATTAGACTCTAAATTATCAGAATACCCTTCGGCATATAGTTTTTTAGACTTCTTGCCGTTAAATATGTCACCCTGTCCGGCTTTCGTGTTTGCGTTATATGGAGGGCTAGTAAAAACCATGTCGGCCTTTTCGCCATTCATTAACTTTTCAACGTCGTCAATCATTGTCGAATCACCGCACATCAGTCTATGGTTGCCAAGTAACCAAATATCTCCGCGCCTTGTGATTGGATGAACTACCTCGGGAACCGCGTCTTCGTCCGTCAACGCTTCAAACTTTTCAATTGGCTCAAGAACAAAGTCTTTTATCCCCAGCATGTCAATGTCAAAGTCCGGCCCTAGGTCTAGCATCTCAGTATTTACCTTTGATAGGTCAAGGTGTGCCCATGAGGCTATTGCATTATCTGAGGTCATGTAGGCATATAATTGAGCTTCAGAATCAAACTCTTGATAAGTGACTGGCACATAAGATAATCCAATCTTTCTGGCCGCCATCAATCGGCCATTACCTGCAACGACTAGATTGGTTCCTCTTTGAACGACAAGCGGGTTTCTAAATCCCTGGTACTCAATTAGCTTAACTAATCTGTTAATTTGATCGTCGCTATGCTCATTCATGTTCTTTGGATGATGAATCAACTCACTCACAGGAACCATTTCAATTTCTTTAGATTTAATTTCCATCATAACTATTCAGCTACCCCAAACATTATCCACATCGTTGTGATGACCTTGATTTCGTTGCCGTTAAACATTGGATGATTTTTCGTGTACTTGACTCTCCAAAGATGGGCGAAGTACTCAGCTAGTGCCTTATACTCCTCAGGATAGTGAGTTCTAATCCCGTTTTCTCTGTCTGAATAGGAAGAAATTGCCATCATGTTGTCTAAAGCAACCTTTGACTTAGTGATTCCTAGCGACTCGCGCACCCATTTAAGGCGTGAACCAATGTCGTTAAGGCTTCTAAGTTGTGCTGTTGTCATGTAAATAAGTTTCCGAGAAGTCGGATGGGTTGTCAAACTAAAAAGCTTTTAACCTAGCGAGTGCTTTTCAATTACATCTAAGGGAACTAGCCAAGTAGGCAAATCGGCACGCTGTAAAACCCACCTCTTTTGATCCATGGTAAGATTGCCAGGATTCTCATTAAACTTCTTTAAGAGGTCTAGGTACTCACAAATTTCCTTCTTCTCCTCTTCGCCTAGTTCCTTCCATGTTTTCATAATAATCCCAAAAGTCGGGCGCGATCTCTCAAGTGAGCATTGGCCATGTCTGTGCTAAGTTTGATTTCTGATAAAAATAGTTCTCTTAAATAGGGCGGTATCTTCGCAGTCCCCACAAGCTGCTCCAACTTCATTTCTCTTGTTGTTCGATCAACTCTTTTGCCGTCCCATCTTGGTCTTGGAAGATTCGGAGAGTGAATCTGTATTTCGTCCATGGCCTCATAGTCCGTTTTTCTTCCCAGCATGTCGTTAACCCCAATCATTTCGGCTACGGATTCAGGTCTTCCTTGGGCAATTCCCATTGAGCGTTTAAGCTTTGCCATCTTTTCAAAATTAAAAGTCCCGTCTGGGTTACATGCTTGCCAGTCTTCTATGAATCCGGTTCTGCGATTCTCAATAGACCTCTCGCTTTTCCATTTTTCAGCTTCACGAACATCTTTAAACTCATAGTAAACAAACTCTTTGCCAATATGAAAGTGAGCTTTATTTCCTACAACCTTCCAGCACTCATCTTCTGGAATATGATTGATAGCTCGTTCTTGTCGTTTCATCTTTTTTCTTCTCCTTTTCGAATATTTCTTGAATTATGCTGTACTTAACCGGTTTGTCTTTAACGTATTTGTTCACCTCAAATGGCAATACGTAATATATATCTTTTGGTTGATGAAATCTGTGCTTTGCAATTTTTACAAAGGTAATTTTTTTATCCTCCTTGGTTTTGGTTTGAAGAGTAAAGAAATAGTCGCTTTTTGAGTAATATTGGGCCGATCCTCGAACGTCTTCCCCTTGAAACTGAAAGCTTTGTTCGGTTTTTACGCTTTTGTTTGTATGAGCAATAAACATTAAGGCAATTTGGTTTAAAAAAAGGTTTTTCTTAAGTCTGTCTAATAGTACGGCCACTTGGTTCGGCATAACCGTATCTCCTAAAATCCCTCCTGTAGTTATGTTATCCCAAAACAAAGCCTTTATATCGTTCTCAATAGCAAAAGAGATAATCGCATCTAATTGCTCTTCCTTGGTATCATACATAGAAACAATCTTAGACTCGGAGGCGTACCTAAGGTTTTCCCAACAAACCGGCTCTCCTTGCCGCTCAAACCCAGACGAGTATTCTATGTCCGTTTCTTCGGATAGGATAACCCCCACTTTTTTAATCTCTGAAGTGTCGGCAATGATCGATCTAAGCAAAGTTGACTTGCCCATCGAACTTGGGGCTAGAAGTCCATGTATACAACCCGGTCTAAGGCCGTTAATAGCCTGTAGGAAGTGATATCGGGTGCCAAAATGCATTACCCTACCGGCTTGCTCGTGTAATCGAACCTCGGCCAAATCTGGCGGTAATTCAAACATCCGACAAACCCCCGCGTTGATTGCAATGCTTCTCTTGCTCTGCTTCATAGTCGGCATTTATTTGTGCCATCCAATCGTCCACTGTTTTCTCCTTGCTATCTTCCTTGCTTTTATTAATTAGAAAATTTCTTATCGAATCCTTTTCGTTGATAAAATAATACGTGAGATATCTATCCCATTTTTTATCAGGATCTTGATTTACTAAAAACTTCAACCATGCGTCTTCTGCGACTTCCCGCACAATGTTTTCAGGGTAGTTAAATCTTGTGGTGAGCGTTAGCATTAATGGGTGCGGTATGTCACCTGTTTCGATAATGCTAGGTGGCGAGGAAGAAATCTCTTTCTCTCTTTCTTTCTCTTTCTCTTTATCTTTATCTTTCTCTTGATAGGAAGGTCGTTGCTTGGTTTCTGCGACGTCTTTTTTCTGATATCTCTTCTTTAATTCCGCCATCTTAGGAGCACTGATTATAATATTATAATTCGTTTTATTTTTTTGAAACTGGTTTGAAACTACTTTGAAACTACTTTGGAGTTGGTTTGAAACTGGTTTGAAACTAACTTGAAACAGATTTAATTCAGACATTAAGTTAAGAATAAACTCAGTCTTATTTTCTTTTAAGTGTAATTTTTGTTGAATTTGCTTCGCGCTAAAACTAAAAACTGGTTCAGAAACTTCATCCCAGTTCGACGCACAAAGTTCCAATATTTTGAAATATGCTGCATATCCTGCCAAGCCAGCTACATCTTCAAGTTTTGCTATTTTACTGTCCTCTGATGCATTTGATTGATGCTTAAACCACTTCATTTACCACGTCCTTGTGTCGAGTTTGATTGCTGGCTTTTTAGGCTTAACAGGCTCCGGTTTACGAGGAGGGTAAAAACTATTATACAGCTTGGCGTCCTGTGTATAAAAAACAGATGTATTATAGGCATAACTAGAGTCAATCTCCATAATTCCGATCTCTAAAAAAAACTCAACCTCATCGCTCGTGAACGACCTCAGAAGTGTTGTTATGGGAATAGTTCCCTTGTTTACATTAAACAAAATTTCAAGCTTTAAAACCCTTGTCCCCAAGTCTAAGATGAAGTCATTTCCATCTAAGAACTGTTCGAAAAATTGTTGTGTGATTTTCATCGATCCTCCATTGTAAAAATTACTTAGAGGTGTTGCGATTTAGAATGAGATATAGTATTTAATTACTAGATTTCGCTCTAAGGTCTTGATCACCTTAAGCAATATGTTGAGGCCTCTTTTAGCGAAGAGGCTTTTTTGTTTTGAAGTACGATAGATAGGATTTTATAATAAATCAAGACAGAAAAGGTTAAGCTTTAGGATTTCGCCACTTACCTGTTAATTCGCAAACATACCACCCATTTGACAAAAGCCACTCCATTACAGATGAATATTTGCTGGCCATATAAGCAGTTCCATGATTATGAAAATCGTTGTGCGTTTTTTGCGAAACTGGGATTAAATTCCAAACAGAATCTTTATGTTCAGGGAATGCCTTTTTCGTGAGTAAGTGATGATAGGTAACAAGCCCGCGACCTTCCAACTTAGTCACGATACATGGTTCATTTGCTTCGTAGTTCATCTATTTCTTTCTTCTAAGGTCAAAGCCTCGTATTCGTCTTTTTCTTCGAGTTCTTGCTCTTCTTTAAACAGAGCTTCTTTTACGCACTCTGTACAAAGTACATCTTCCTCGTATTGATGAATCATAAGGTCAGTCTTTGACTTGCAACAGTCACACTCGAGTGGTTCATAGTAAAATGCGCTTGATTTTGATCTCATATATGTCTCCTTTGAAGTTGATTGATTTTATCATGAAAGGGGCGAGATGTTTTGAGGTGTGAAATTGTTACCTGGGAACTGTGTAGAGTGTAATCTTGATTGACGGCTTGTCTCCGTTGATCTTCTTAAGCAGTAGGCTAACCACTTGAGCGTCGTCGATATCGTGAAGGAATAGATTGTCAAAAATGACTTTTTCTAGGTTGCCTAAGTCTCCGGATTTATTGGAAACCTGGTTTTTGAGTGTATAGAGATTGGGAATTGTAAAGGTCAATTCTGCATGTAGTGCCTGCGTGATTGGTCGATAGTCTCTAAAGAATCGCTTAATCTCCATTAAATAAGGGGCGGTGTTCGCTTTGAACTCGGCCGCCCATTTTGAATACTCTTGACTTCTAACTCTTCGACCGTCTCTTAGGGTTGCAAAGGCATGATTAAGACTCAACGGCCTCATCTTCAGCTCTAAGCTCAGCGAGCTGCTCTGTATAGATACCGGATTCGACGTTAACGAGGTAACTTCTGATTGTTGATTCAAGTGCAACTTCCCACGGCTTTTTAGATTTTCTTTTCACTAAATCGTCCGCAAATTCCTCAAGTACGTCAACACTTAGTTCGTAGAACTGCTTGCCTCTAAACTTAGAGTTCTGGAATCTATAAAGCGGGCCAACTGCTTTTTCCTCTTCTGGAATTGGGTTATCTATTTCAGCGCTTTCGTTCATGATTTGAACTAGTGACTTTTCAGGAGTGACATCGATGTCTTGCATTTCTTCGTTAGACAAGAATCCCAGCAAGCTGTCTGCAAACTTAACTCTATAGGCTTCAGACAAGGCACGAGCTCTTAACATGGTAAGCGGTTGGGTGATGTAGTTTGTTTTACCAGCAAGTCCCATTGCCTTAGCTTTTTCCATGTTCCAAGTAGAGGTATAAGCAACATCTTCAGGATGCCTTTTAACGGTGACAACAACTTCCTTCTTAGTTTCGTCTTGCTTGATGTCTATAATCGCTTTAGGATGCCTATTAAGCACTATGGCGGTCATAGTTTGAACCTTGAGTGTGACCTGTCCATTCACGACGCAGATGGAATTTAAAGCTATGAGCGGATTAAGACCAAGCTCTTTGCCATAGAGCATCGTGACGAAAACGTCTTCAGGTTTGCCGATAAAGATTGAGGGGATCATTTTTGACTTACTTAACTTGATTGCGAATTCCCATACATTTAACTGATCATCTTTTGATAAGATCATTTCCATAAATACCTCCAGGTTTTAACCGAACATACTATGGCTTCATTTTTATATCAATGTGGTGTGAATATATTTTAGAAAAGCGGAGCTATGAAGATATGTTATGCACTTCAAAGAACAACAACCTGGAGACATGCTCCGCTTAACCTCTGTTTAACATACGTCTAAAAAAGGCGCAAGTTATTGATGTAATGTAAATCTTATATTTATAATAATTATGTATTGAACTTTTAAAAAACCAATTATATCAATTATGCCTAACCACTTCAAAGGGAACAATATGCATGAATCTAATTCACCAGGAATTAAGGTTATTCGACTAATCAAATGCCATAAATGTGACATAGACACCGGACTTAGAGAGTGCGAAATGGCAGGAGTCCGCGTTGACTATTGCTTTGCTTGCTATCTTCGCGAAGAGCGCGGTCTTATTGGCGATTATACTCCTGAAAACGAAGAAGTTTTTCCCTGGTAAGCTATGTTAAGCAGTAAAAGACGATTACTTAGGAAGTTCCCACACTGTAAAGAAAATCATGAGTGGACTGACTGGAGTCCAGAACCTTATGGCGATGGCCTAATGAAGTTTTGTAGGAAATGCCCTAAGACTATGAACGTAAAGCAGTTTAAGAAGCTGAAGAAAAGAACACCTATAGGTGTAAAAAAAGAGCCTGGGCAAAGAGAGATTAACGAACACATAGACTTATTTAATATTTAAACCTGCGCTCAGGTTAATAAATTTAAAATGTTTTAAAAATTACACTCCCTTGTGAGCGCGCAAGGGTTTCTAAAGAGGCAGTATGAGTAAGGACACAGAAACGCTGTTTACCCTTGTTGCGATTATGTTTTGTATTAACTTCGCAAGTATAGTTGTTTTAGCCTTATGGATTCTCGATATCAAAAGAGCTTTAAATTGAATATCGACCAGGTAATATTTACAGCGCCTTTATATAAGACAATGAACGCGCTAGCTAGGCACTTTGGTGTAAATGTACAGTTTTTAAAATATAGACTAATGAAGGCGCACAAGCTGGAGTTAGTGAGAAGGATAATAAGCAATGGCAAGAGTTTTAAAATTTAATAGTACTTGTTTTTATTGTGGAAAAAACTGTGACCCTGTTTTAGAAAAAAGGATGTTAAAAGAGGGAGAAATAAAACATCTTTCATTTCTACATCGAAGTAATGGGAGATGGTATGGGCATTGTGGTGATTGCTATGAAAAGAAAAAAACAGTGAAGAGAATAATAAAGGAGAAATGTTGCTATAGTAATGATCACCACTAATAACCCTGATAAAGGAGAATCAAAATGCTACCTGACAATGCTACATGGCTTTACAATCACATTAAGAATAAGAACGCTGTCTTCGCCCGTGAAACATTACGGGGCAAGGTTCACTTGATCGCTCTTAATCGTTCAGCACGAAGAACGCTAGAGAGTAAACGCATTCAAACGCTTGCAAAGAAAATGGGCGCGACGATTGAAGACAATGCAATCTCTTAAACCCAAACCATTCAAGCGACCTAAGCGAAGACACAAACGGAAGATATTTCTTGATAGAGGTTAAGAAAGCCATACTAGATGGCAAGCTAGTGAGGGTGAGATCTGAATCCGCTAATGAATATTGTGATTTTATATTAGTAATAGGGTTAAATGGAATTGTTTATCCCAAAGAGATACCAGGAAAGCCATACTCGAAGATAATTAACTTTATGGAATTATTATAATGCAGTTTAACAACGAACTCCACAAGCAACTCTTCGCTCTCTTTATAGCAGAATCTAATTCAGCTAGCTATCGTGAAAATAGAAACTTATTTCTATTAGAGGAAAACTTAATAGAACTAATTTTTACAATAGATAGAGGCTATCAACTTCTCTGGCTTGACCGAAGTTACCACGAATCATTTCAATCTGAAGTGATTAGAATGGTTAAGGAGGACAAATGAAACAAGAGCTAGTCGTCGGGTGGAGAATCCTTTGCGTTGACTGTGGAAGTAATTGTGATCTCCATGGGTGCTACAATGACAGCGACGATGAATGCAATCATGAATTTTTACTGTGCTCTGAGTGTATAAAAAAGAGACAAGGGGAGAATGCGAATGAGTGAACTATATAAAGCAGATGCGAGCAATTTTACAAGAGAACAGTTAGTAGAACTAATTAATATTCAAACGAATTTACAGCTTGAAGCCAATAAAACTATTGTCATTGCAAAAGGAAAAATAGAAGAGCTTGAGCACAAGCTAGCGTTGTCAAAAAATGAAATTGATAAATTAAGGTATGAATTATCTTGTCATAAAATAATTAAGAAAATGAGAAAAGAAAGACCTCTTGATGACGAGTAAGCAAGTAGGAGCAGCTCAAATGAAATGGCAATATGAAACAACAACCGAAAAGCTTAAGCGCCTTTCGGTTTGGCACGATTGGTTCGCATGGCATCCGGTGTTTCAGCAAGGGCAAGTTATTTGGCTTGAGAAGATTAGGAGAAGATGTATTTTTGTAAGTATTCGCCTAGCATATTGTTGGGAGTATGATTTTGAAGGGAGTCTAAAATGAGTGACCCACTTGAAGATGAATACGAAGATACGATAGAAATACTTAACAAAGAAATCGCCTCGCTGAAAGAACTTATCATTCAGGCTACCCCCTATGTGGAGTATGCAGTAACGTACTCGACTCCATTGTCACAAAAACTAAGCGAAGAGTGGTTAGAAAAAACTCAGGAAAGGAGAGAGAAGTGAATATAGAAGATGCATTACTAACTATTGTTAATGAAATAATTAGAATAAAAAACATTACTGATCCGCTAAGAGATATTGAAGACGATGAGCCACTGATGGAGATAATCAGAAATAACCTAGAGATATACAAATGAAATTTACAATAACGATCCAATGCGAAGACGAAGAAGAGTTAAAAGTCATTACCAATGCTAGGAAAAACTCTCAAATAGTGGGCGAGCTATATTGGAATGTTTTCAGAAATAAAATTAAGCATGGTAGTGCAGAAGA